TAGGTCGAAGCGGCTGTTGCCGTGGTCAGATAGACAGTCAAGCTGGACGTGAGCGCGTAAGGCGTGAGGCTGGAAGACACAAGGAAGCCAGACGGATTGCCCGTGAGCGGGTAAGAGTCTGTGATGTTGTAACCAGCCAGGGTAGACGGTTTGCCGGTGATATTGCCCCACGGCATGTTTGTGACAGTTGCAGCGTTAGCCGACAACATCCCGTTGGCCAGCACGGTCAGATTGTTGCCGACGATCACGCCGCCCAATGTGGTGGTTGTGGCTGGAACAGACGACCCGCTGACGCCAGAAGGCCCTTGAACGCCAATTGTCACAACTTGAATATCAGCCACGAGTCACCTCCGGTGAGACTGTCAATGTGCCACTCAAAAGCCGTGTGACCGGGCCACCGCCGAATAGGACTTCGAGGTCGTAAACACCATCGACAAGGTTGGCTGTCACAGCAGGGTCAAGGCTCAAAAGGATGTCGCCATTGGTCGCATTACTAATCGACAAACAAGCCGATGGCGATACCAGCGAGAGCGTCGTGTTGGCGTCACTGTAAGATGTGCGGACCATCAACCGTGCCGTGCATCCGTTGAGGTTGACTGGCAAGTTGGCAGAGGTCCAATTGATGGTGCGGTTGTAACTGGCACCAGCTTCGATTTCGATCGCATAAGTTCCGGCCATTTATTCCGCCTCCATTTCCGCTTCAGGTGTCTCGGTTTCCGCAGGATCTTCCGGCTCGACAGCCTCAACCGCCGGAACTTCCTCCAGCTCACCAAGGCCCAAAGTGGCACGCGCTTCGTTGATCGTAAAGATGCCAGCCCCAACGCCTGCCGTGGCGATGTCCATCAGCGCCTTTCGATCGACAGACAATTCCTCGATTTGCGAGGTGTCGAATCGCACGCACAGCTCTGGATTAGGCTGCGATGTCACACCACCGCAGGCAATGGGCAGTGTCTGCACGAGTCGAGTGAGTTCACCGGCCACAAGATCGAGAAACGGGATCACAGCATCCCGCCATGACGCCTTGTTGGCCTCAACGAGGTTGCTGTAAGTCTTGCCCGTGTCGGGCTGTTTGAGGCTCATAGGTGCCCATCCTAGCACACCACAGATGCGGGCGGTGGCTAAATCGGCCATTTCCGAGACAGATAGATCTTTTGGCGAAAAGCCGGGTGACTTGATATCCATTTCGGATGTTCCGACGAATGGTCGGCCCACTGCTTTACCGCTCACAGCCCGTGCCAGATCAGACTGGACTTGCGATAGTTGCAGGTCGGATAGATTTCCAAGCGTTTTGAGGCTGACAATTAGCGATGGCACGCCGGATCGGGATAGTACAGTGGTCTCGTATTGACCGATGATCTTGACTAATGCCATCTCAGCCACAACTGAATCCAGCACCGAAACGCCACGCGATTGGGCATAACTGCTGCGCCCCTGACGGTAGGCCAGCATCAATTCGGCTGGAACGGAGTAGTTGTAAGCACGGCCCCAATCGCTTCCCATCACTGGATATTCGATCACTTCGTTGATGCTTTCGCCCATCACGGGTCGCATTATCCAAGGCGATGGTATCGGCATCAGCTCAGTGACGGCATTACCAGCGGTGTTGGTGATCACTTGCACGTAGGCGTTGCCGTTATCGCACAGGCTGGCGTAAAGGTGTTCCAGCACGGTGGCATCCGATTCACCCGGTGACGGACGTTGCCAGAGGTATTGTAAAGGGTGATCGACCGGGATAAACCCGCCATCTTCATCCCAATATCCTACCTGCATGATAGCCTTAGTGGAGTTACGTCGCATCGCCTGAATCGCTGCCTGGACCACAGAAACCTGTGTGTAAGGGCGTGCGAGCGTCATGTAATCGTTGCTTAACCCTGTCATCATATCTACAGACCATGATGAGGCGGCAATATCAGCGGTGTTGGCAGTGACGCCGGTCCTCACGGACTTGGTAAACCGGTCTCGGATGTGGTCGAATATTGTTGCCATAGTGGTTTAGGAGACGTACCTGAAGGGCTGGATCGGGGATAAATAGTTGAAAGCATCGGCAGCGGAATCGACCTGGTCGTCATGTTTTCCGGTTGGAAATGAGCACAATTCGTCGATAAAGTCGCGGTTCCAGTCGCCCTTTTCCAGCTCAATCGAACCGGATTCAAACGCAGCCGCCATCGGCATAGCCCGCACTTCCTTAGAACCAGTTGGGCGTTTACTGATCACCCCGTAACCGATCAGATTACGGGTATCATGCTGGACCTGATCGACGCCAGCGGAGCCGGGGTCCTGTGCCAAATGGACGATGGTTTCGCGGCCGTCAGTCTCGGCGATCTGGCGTTGGATTGTGCGACGGGTAGCAGGCGACCACTGGCCCCGTGAAACGTGTTTGACACGGTAGATGTCGCCTGTCCGGCACATCCACACACCGGCAGTGTAATCACCACCACCCACCGTTGCGGCTGTGTCCCACGCTCGGCATGAGTTGGAGTTGTCTGGTATCGGTGATGGATCGACGATTCGGAACCATTCGGGCCGGAAGAAGCCGCCATCACGGGGCGTTGGTGTCTGTTGGTAGAGTGCCGAAAAGGCGTAGGAACCGACAGTGCGTTTGATCCGGTCGAAGTCTTCCACGGAATATCGTTCTGGCCAAAGTGCCTCGCCGGGATGACGTCCGATCAGGTCATCTTCCTCAGCAATCGCAGGCAGGCTGACCACATCCCACTGCTCACCACCGTCATTGGCCTGTTCGAGCAACTGACCAGCCAAGTCAAGCGAGTGCCAGCGGGTCATGATTAGTACGATTGCAGCACCTGGGTGAAGGCGTGTGTACAGGTCATTTTGATACCAATCCATCACGCGAGCACGATAGGTGGGTGATTCGGCCTCAGCACGCGACTTGACTGGATCGTCAATAATCACCAAGTCGGCACCATAGCCAGTGACACCCGATCCGACACCGACAGCGTACAGCCCGCCACCGTGTTCACTTGACCACTGATTTTGTTTGTTTTGGTCGCCGGAAAACTCGAAACCGAATTCCTTGGCAATGCGTCTCGTTTGTCGGCTGAAGGTGCAGGCCAGCGAGTGGTTATAGGCCCCGATGATCACCCGTAAACTCTGGTCTAGCAACAACCTGTAAGCAGCGTAATGAATGGTTGCCAGCTCACTCTTGCCGTGCCTGGGCGGCAAGAACAGCATCAACCGTTTGCAATCACCGGTCGTCACCCTGTCCAGCGCCCGGCGGCATTCCGCCAAGTGTTCTGGCGACCACTGGTGTGCTGGTGTTGCCGCTTGCAGGAAGCGGTTTAGGCCCCTTGGGATCAGTTGTTTTTCGTGGTGGCGTGTCGCACTCATTATCTAGGCTTGACCAGTCGATTTGGGGCTTGTCGCTGATTTCGATGCTGCTGGCGACCTTGCCGTCACGCCGTTCAAGGTACTCTTTCAGGTAGGCGAAATTACCCTCCAGCATATTGGCGAGCCACACCCGCGAAATCTCGCGTTCGGTGCCCGGGCTGTCGAGTATCAGTTCCAAAAGGTCGTCGATTTGACGGCGTGATTTGCTGTAGCCTTTCGGGTTGCCAGATTGCCCTTTGGCCCACGATATGGGCCTCAAGTTTTCAGGTGTTCCTTTGGGGTTAGCCATCGTACTGCTCTATCTATTGCTGTGGTAGTGGTTTGCAGCGATTTTTACTTGAGTTTCCGGCATCGCCGTTTGGCCTTCTTATCCCGTGCCTCAGCCTCAGCTTCAGAAGCCTCAGCGAAAATATCGTCGATCCGCTCGTGCTCAAGTTCGCGTTCGAACCCCGTGGAATGGCAGGCAGCACAGTAGAGACGAGAACCGCGTTTGATGCCACGGCAACGATCACACGTGGCCGGGTCTTGATCCTGTGCCTCAGGCGTCCAATCACCCTGGCCGAACACCACACCAATCACGGCGGGTGGTTTACGTGATTTAGTCGGGTCAACCATTTTGCGATACGTGTTGCGGCAGACGCCAAGGATCTGGCAGGCGTCTGTGTCTTTCACGTTTTCGAACAGTAGGAGAAGCGCGAAAGCACGTCGCACAACTGCTACATCCACTTTAGTGCTACGCCCGCGGGTGCTGAGATTGCTGAGGGCAACCTTGACGCCAGAAGTGTCAACAAGCATGGTGTTCGCCTCGCGTTTTACCTATAAGGTGCAGTACGTGTTCACTTTCGGTGAAAATAAAGTCGCAAGTCATGGTGTGGTAACGAATTAAAAAATATTAATTTTGTTCACGCCTCCTGCGGGTGTGGTACTCCACCAGACTGACCGGTGGTAACGGGATCGGCCCCAGATCAGCCAGGTTGGCCTTGTCACCATGCAATGCCCGGAGCCGTGACCATTTGCGACTCCGGTAAGTCAATTGGCATCGCCATTCCCACTCGGTTCTCGCTTGTTTTTGCATTTAGGGTCCCACTTCGGCTTGGGTTCTGGATCGGACAGAAAGACAGATGAGACATTGGTGATTATATCGGGGTCGTCCGTGTCTACCTGGTAGGTCCTCCTGCCTTGCCCCGTGCAGGATCATGTTACGCAACACGTGAAACGCCACCATAAAACGAGCCATCACACACCACCTGCCACGGCCACCCGTGACATCATGAACTCGTGATACTTGGCAATCGCGAACGCCGATCTTTTGTCCGTTGCTCCCCTGAGCAGGTAGAGTGGATCACCCTTTTTACCGGACGGCCCGTAGATTGACTCCAATCCAGCCCGAAGCGTCGCGTCAGTGAGTTTACCACCGGCAGTGATCCATTGACCGTAATCACGCCGAGTGTAGACGGTGAGCGGTATTTGCTCGTACTCGGCTGTAACTTTCACCATGCCGATAAACTGGCTGGTAGCATCCGATGACTTCCCGAATTGATAAGAAATAAAATCTTCAATCGCAATCTCGCAGTGCCTAGCCCATCCGGATCGCAACGTTCGGCGAAGTTCGTCGTTACAGATTTTGTCAGCCGACATGATATTTGGCAATTTGATATTGGCCGTGCCAACGATCGGGCCAATGACGCAAACGCCAGAATGCGTGCTGCCGGGGTCGATGCCGATGATGGTCATGATCCTACCTCCTCTACTCGACTGATCTCCCAATCGAGATATTGCCGTGCCTTTTTGAGATCATGCAACTCAGTCCCTTTGTACGGCGCCCGCATCACATATTTGATGACATTGCCACGATAAAACGTCTCGTAAGCACAGATCTCGATTGGCTCGATCCCGCTCGGGTGGCTGGTGTAGTGCTTCGGATGTTTGATCGGGTCGTCTTTGATTAACGTGTAGTGAGTCGGATTTGGTCCGGTTGTCCGCTTTTCCTCGCGTTCGAGATGGTCGTCGATCTCAGCCCCAAACGCTGACGCTAGTGCTTGCAAGTGTGGTGTCATGCTATCGGCCTCCAGTGTGTGGGTGATCTGGCATCTTCGCACGAATCAGGCTCAACGGACTGATTGCAACCGCTCCAGTAGGCCAGTCTGGACTGATACCATCGCCAGCCGGTGAGGTGATTGCCATCGCGATAGCCAAACCGCTCGAAATCATTACCGCTGCCTTCGCGGATAATCACTGTCTGGCCCATCGGCGGAAGTGTGGCCGGATCGTCGGTGACTTCGATCCATTTCGGCGTCTTCATCGCGAGTTCCGACTCAAGCTCGGAAATCTTTGTGACATAATCCTCGAACTCGGCTTCTAGAATCTTTTCAAGCGGTGTCATCATCGTCTTCCTCGTCTTCCTCTTCCTCTTCGTCCTCGTCCTCGTCGTCATCGCAATCGCAACACAGCAAGCAAGTCGCGCAATAATCGCAAAAATGTTGTGTTTGCCTTTCGCATTCGTAGCACTCCGCAAACGGCGGTTTGACCGGCTCGTCAAGCGGTGGCAGCGTGGCCGGATCGTCAGTAATTTCGGTCCATTGCGGTGTCATCAGGTTGTAGACCGTCAACGCCGCAGCCTTGGCCTCGCCAGTCAACGATGCGATAAAATCAAGCGGTGTCATCGTGCCGAAGCCTCCTGTAGCGGTGAAAAGTCTGCCAATTGCGGATCAAGATGGCACATCCACTTGAGATCACGTGCGAATTGCAACAGATCGCCATCGTTCGGCTTGTCCAGCACAAACCACGCCAGTTGCCCGCGGCGGGTGAATAATATCTCTGTCCGTTGCGATCGCGGGTCCATATAGGCCGCGAATCGTTCGTAACCGATCCTTTGATCAAGCACGGATTGCAACGCTTCCCTCAGCGCAACAAGCGTCTCACCGCGAAAGTGTCGATCATTTTCCAGCGCAAAAAGGCTGATCAGGGGATTGTCGATAGTAATTTGTCCCGTATATCTAGTTCCAGTGTGTCCACCGCGTCAGGGTCGTTCAGAACCGCGTCCTCACCGTATCTTGCGAGTGCAGCCGCATCGTATGCCGCAGCCGCTTCCTTCGCTGTGTAGTAGCCGTACCGATGTTTTCCGTTGCCGATATGGACGCCAAACGATCGGTGCGACCTGCAATAACTGATGCCGATCGTCCCGCCGCTCCTGAGCTTGTGCTGCTGGTAATGCTCAACGATCGTCCCTAGCGCACTGATCAGTTCGCCGCTGCCTGGCACCTCGGCATCAAGGTCGCGATCGTCGGGGAAGGTGCTGTCAGGGTTCTCGCTTTTGTACTGGCGAACGATCGCGATGCGTTTGTTTGTCAGTGTGGTGAGGGTCATGGATCACCTCCCAATGTTTGCTGGCTTCAACATTTCCGTGGGCGATACCCTGACCGCTTTCAGTGCCATATATTGAGCCGACAATTTACGAGAATCTAAGTCGAATTCACGCCGTTTTTGTGACGAGAAATAACTGGTGTCCACGCCTTCCATACCGGCAATAGCTCGCTTGTATTTGCGGTACCCACTCCGCTGACGCTTGCAATTGTGCTCGTAGGCTTCCAGATCGGTCAGGATTTGCACCGTGCCCTTGTAAGCCTTTACGGTCCATTGCAGGCCGATCCGGTGCAGTTCCTTTTCGACTATGCCCGCAAGTTGCACGTCCGGCGGCATCGCGCCGGTGTGGTCCTCGTTCGGATCCACCATCATGATTTTCGCGACCTCGTCAGATTCAATGATGTCGCCCTTGGACAGATCGGCCACAAAGTTCAAGTTTGCCACGCTGCACCTCCTGTTGATGTTTCAATCCAGAACCGTCGAATCCGCATGGGCAAGTATTTCGTTGCCACATGCGGCCCATGCCACGCCCCGCCTCGCCGCGCCTAGCCTCGCCACGCCGGACCTCGCCGGACCTCGCGAATCCGCACCGATGAGTGTTTCGTCATCATGTGCGGCCCTTGCCATGCCAAACCACGCCCGGCCGTGCCTCGCCCAACCACGCCGTACCGAACCACACCGCACCATGCAAATCCGCACCGATAAATGTTTCGTCATCGTGTGCGGCCCATGCCTTGCCGGACCTCGCCGAACCATGCCAAACCTTGCCATACCCGGCCGAATCTTGCCACGCCATGCCATGCCACGCCCTGCAAATCCGCACCGATGAGTGTTTCGTCATCATGTGCGGCCCTTGCCCTGCCAAGCCTTGCCGTGCCACGCCTCGCCGAGCCTCGCCATGCCACGCCCTGCAAATCCGCACCGATGGATTCTCACCACCTTGTGCGGCCCTTGCCAAACCGCGCCTCGCCTAACCTCAACTCGCCTAGCCGAACCCCGCCATGCCTCGCCTGACCCTACCGTGCCCAGCCTCACCACTCCTAACCGCACCCCGCAAATCCGCACCGATAGGCTTTCACTACCTTGTGCGGCCCTAGCTAAACCGAACCACGCCCCGCCTCGCCTCGCCGTGCCGTGCCGTGCCATTCCATGCCACGCCAAGCAAATCCGCACCGATGAGTGTTTCGTCATCGAGTGCGGCCCATGCCATACCGAACCTTGCCTCGCCTCGCCTTGCCCGGCCGGACCTCGCCCCGCCGTGCCACGCCTAGCCACGCCGAGCCCCGCCCCGCAAATCCGCACCGATAGGCTTTCACTACCTTGTGCGGCCCTTGCCATGCCTTGCCGGACCAAACCACGCCAAACCTAGCCACGCCCCGCCTAACCCTACCGTGCCGGACCGTACCGAGCCTCGCCAGACCCCGCCTTGCAAATCCGCACCGATGAATATCGCATCATCGAATGCGGCCCTTGCCTTGCCTGGCCTCGCCCCGCCGCGCCAGACCTCACCACACCTTGCCTTGCAAATCCGCACCGGTGGAATCTCACCACCTTGTGCGGCCCATGCCAAACCTTGCCCCGCCGTGCCCTGCCGAGCCACGCCACGCCGAGCCTCGCC